TGGGAGGCTCACTCCGACGGGGACGGGACAGTTAAATTCGTATCTTATGACTCCGAAGCGCACGCCGGTTCTTTTTCTTTAAGCGGTACAACGGCAGTCGGCTCGTATGCTCAGGATATAGCAGGGCTTGCTCCTACGGATACATGGGTTAAGCAAACAGCGTGGAATACAGATCGAATGTTGCAATCAACCGATCCAGATAACAGTCCAGCAGAAGTAACTTTAGACCCAACAAAAGGCAATGTTTATCAGATCAGATACCAATGGCTAGGTTATGGTCAGATCCGATTTTATGTCGAGCATGATGAAGATGGAGAATTAGAATTAGTCCATACGATTAATTATGCCAATGCAAACACAATCCCATCTGTGAATAATCCAACATTACCTATTTTCTATTGTGCTAAAAATAGCTCAAATACATCAGACATGGTTTTGATGTCGGCGAGTTGCGCAGGATTCTCGGAAGGTCAAAACGGCGCGGCACATTTACATCATGGTGCGTCTGGTAGTAAAGCAGGGATAAATACAACAGAAACCCCCGTATTAACTTTGCATGACAGTTTGTTTTGGCAAGGAGTGCCAAACAGAAAAAGATTAAAAATAGTCTCTGCGACAGCCTCAGTAGACGGAACAAAACCCTCCATTATACGAATGAGGAAAAACGGAACATTGATTGCAGCAAGCTACACAAATGTAGAAGCCGACGCTTCGGTCGCAGAAAAAGACGTTGCCGCAACATCTATATCGGGTGGAGACGAACAATTCACTTTAGGTATGGCTAAATCAGACTCAGGCAGCTTTAAGATAGGCGATGATTATCATGTTGACCCAGACGACAGGGTTACCATTACAGCACAAGCGACAAGCGGAACAGTTGATGTAGTCGCCTCGTTTAATTGGGAAGAAGACTATTGATCACCCCACAAGGCCCCGGCTTTTTCATTTTCTTTAGAAATGAAACCATTGAAAGTGGCGGTTATGAGCCTGTATTCGTTGACTATGGCGGGTACGTACCGAAGTTCAAGCCTAAAGGGAAGGAAGAAAAGAAAGCTAAACCTATTATTGAGCATATCGCTGAGACTATATTAGCAACGCCTGAAATAGAAACAGAGAAAGAAATAGATTTAATGCTCAGGCTAAAACTTGAGTACGAAGGACTGACGTACAAGAAATTGTATTTAACATGGATAATTGAGCAAATTAACGTACAGCGTAGAAATGCGATAATACTGTTACTTTTGCATTGATGTGCTATATTACTAATACAGCGAGAGCTGATGAACGTTGTGAAACGTCCTATTCCCTAACAGGAGGATTTTATGTCCGAAGAAGAAACGGCAACAGTAGTCGAAAATACTGATGAAGCTACAGAAGTAGCAACTCCCGAAACTGAGCAGACCTCAGAAAATACCTCTACCGAGGATGCGGAAAGCGAAACCGCAGAGACACCAGAAGCCAAGGCAGAAGAAGCCGCAAAGCCGAAAGTCGATCTAAAGCAACGAAAAATTGCAAAGCAAGCTCGCGAAAATAGAGAGATGAAACGGGAAAACACCCGCCTTAGCAAAATGCTTGAAATGCAAATAGAAACCGCATCGAAAGCATCTAAAGAAGGCGAAGCCCCGAAAATCGAGAACTACGAAACAATGGACGAGTATCTTGATGCCAGAGACATGCATCGAGACTCAAAGCGAGAAACCAAACAAGCAAAGCCTGAACCTACAGGCGGCGCGCATGAAGATATGTTTATGCACGGCGCTGAACGGTATGAAGACTTTGAAGAAGTGGTTAATTCGTCCAGCACTATCACCCCTGACATGGCGAGAGCTGTATTTGAGGTGGATGATCTCGATTTACAGACTGATATTGCGTACTTCATTGGGAATAACCCAAAAGAAGCGGCGCGTATTTCAAGGCTCTCTCCAGTGCGACAAATGGCAGAAATCACAAAGTTGGAAATTAAACTTTCAACTAAACCTGCTAAAAAGGCGGCCTCAAAAGCTCGGAACAAAGACCACGAGCGATGAGATTCAAGATACAGAAAACTTCGAATCTTTTATGAAGAAGAGGACTAAGCAGTTAGGCCGGTAACTAAATTTATTGTCGGGAGACAACAAGCATGGCAAATTCACCATTAACGATCGACATGATCACAAACGAGTTGCTGAGACTAGCGCATGAGAAAGCGTCATTCTTAGGAACAATTAATCGACAATTCGATAAATCATTTAACCAGTCTGATGAAAAGATAGGCGATACCCTGCGTATCCGTTTACCTGCTCAATATACGCGACGTCAAGGCAGTCGTGTTATGGACGTACAAGACGCGCAAGAACAGCAAGTATCTCTCGTAACCGCAACGCAAGATGGCGTGGATATGAGATGGAACTCGCGCGAACTTTCGCTTGATTTAACGAACTTCTCAAAGCAACATCTTGAGCCAGCAATGGCCGTGCTTGTTTCAGGCATTGAATCTGATGTACTGCAAGGCGTAACCAAAGACGTTCATCAAGTAGCAGGCACAGCAGGGACGCCCCCTACTGATTTAGTCGCTATCGGTGCAGCCCGAGCTAAAATCAACCAACAACTTGCTCCTAAAGACGGAAACCGTTTTGTACAAATGGACTCTGTCACTATGGGCGGCATGGTTAATGGCTTAAAAGGTCTATTCCAAGACTCCACTCAAATCAAAGAGCAATACCGTGAAGGCATGATTGGCCGTACTGGTATGGCTGATTTCTACGAGAATGAGCGTATCTGGACAATGCCTAACAGTGCTGATGTAACAGGCGTTACTTTGAATACTTATACCATTGTAAATGGCGACAGCGACTTAAACATCACTGGCGCTTCAGCCGCTCCTGCGGTTGGTATGGTCTTCACCATTGCTGGCATGTATGACATTCATCCTGAAACTAAAGCAGCTTATCCGCATTTGAAGCAGTTTACTGTGACAAACGCAACAGCCCCAACAACATCTGCGATCACTATCTCGCCGACTATTTACTTAACCGGCGCACGAAAGAATGTTGGTGACTCTGTTGGTGCTGATGTAACAGTCTCTACCACAGCAGCATTTGTCTGGGTAGGTGCAGCATCTACAAGCTACGCGCAAAACCTAATGTATCATAAAGACGCATTCACTTTTGCAACAGCAGCACTTCCTATCATGGGCGATGCGGCTAAATGTGTTGTTAAAACGTATGACGGTTTGAGTATTCGTTGCTGGCAAGCATCTGATATACGAAACGATGAGCTATTGACCCGTATTGATATTTTATACGGATATAAAGCAATCCGCCCTCAATGGGCATGTCGTATAACTTCTTAGGAGAATTAAAATGACACAACCAACTGAGTACGAACAAGCGAGCTATAATTCGCCTGACGGCGTTCAAATGGGCAAATCTGCTACTGAAAAAGCAGGTTTCTTTGGCGCTACTCCGGTAGTACAGCCAGCTCCAGCCGTTGCAGTGGGAACAGACACAGCAACAATTATACTGGAAATTGCCGACCTTAGAGCACAACTAGTGGCGTTAGGTTTAATCGCGTCTTAGTTAACCCCGCCCTGAAAAGGGGCGGAATTTTTAGGAGAATATTATGGCGTTAGTAGGAAACACAGTCACAAAAGGTGTGGCGCATGACGATCCATCATTTGCATCCCTTCAAGTACGAGGGAATGCAGGATTTTTTGGAAAGACACCAATAGCGCAACCCGCACCAGCAGTAGCGGTGGGGACTGACCTGGCAACCGTTATTCTGGAGATTGCTGATCTAAGGGCGCAATGTGTCGCTCTTGGATTGATAGCTTCTTAGTGAAGGTTTACATAGGTATACCGTCAAGAGGGGGAGTTTGCGCTGAATTTGTAAGCTCTCTCCTTAAGACTCATTTAGCATTTCACCTCGCAGATTTCACTGTTGAGGTTGACATGCATTTAAATAGCGGGATTGCAGGGGCAAGAAACGCTATAACTAAAAGATTTATGGATAGCGGTTTTGATAAGCTGTTGTTTTTAGACACGGACATGGTTTGGAGTATTGAAGATATATTTAAGATTCTAAAATCAGACCATGAAGTTTGTGCAATGGACTACAGAAAGAAGACCGAAGAAGAAACGTACACCGGAGCATACACAGGCAGAGAAAAGGACGGATGGGCTGAGGCTCATTGGGTCGGTACTGGATTAATGTGTATCGCAAGAAGCACATTTGAAAAGATGATTTCTCATTATCCTGAGACAAGGTATGTGTCGGATGATGGTATTATCACTTTTGCTTTATTTGCCGATATGGTAATAGAGGCTCAGTTTTGCACTGATGACACGACTTTTTGCAAGCGATGGACGAAAATAGGCGGAGGTATCGCGGTGCTCAAGGACGCTGAAACCTCACATATCGGAAGCAAAAGTTTTAACGGCAACTTAAAAGGCTATATAAATGATTTATCAATTGCATCCTAATCACGGCAAACACATGCCGGTAACATTCATTGAGGCACAAGCAAACGAGAAAAACGGATGGAAAACTGTAAGCGAAGAAGAATTTTATGATATCAGAGTTATTGAGGGTGAGTCAGTCGAGATTGATGAAAGCGAGCTAACAGAGCGTCAAAAACTAACAATTTCTTATGAGATGAAGTT